CTGTTTGGTGAGAAAAGTTCCTTCTTTAATTTGAATATTAGTAAATGTTGCAGTTCCATTTACCACACTTGTTGTTATATTCTCAGGAATTGAAAATATGTAGGATGACCCACTTGTAGTTCCTGTACAAATTAATCCAGATTGTAAGGTGACTGTAGGAGGGTATAGGAGGGGATCTTGAGATATTGGTGGAACAGGTACGGAAAATGAAACAACCGCTGTTGCAGCGGTCTTAGACCTAGGTACATAACCAATATTTCTTGCCAACGACACAACATTTTGTCTTACAACTGCCGAATCTAAGAAAGATTCATTCACAACCATGTTGGAATTGAATGCTGTAATATAAGTATTATACGCTAAAGTATCGATCAATACTGAAAAGTTAGATCCCTCAAAATCAAAGTCCGTAAAATTGGAGTTTGCTCTGAGATAATCTTTGATCGATGTCTTGATTTGATCGAAATCTAGATTTGTGAAGTTTGTAAAAGGCATTTTATCTTGTTGCCTCTAGTATAAACGAAAATTGTTGTGTTGGAAGTTCTTGACCAATAATGTTGTATGTGACAGTAACATCAAAATTATTTTGATCCGGATTGGGATCTATCTGAACGATAACGTCTTCAACTCTAGGTTCATAGTTTGAAATTACTATTGAAATTTGATCTTGAAGAACATTTGCAGTTGCATAGTCAACAAAATCAAACAAACTACTTACTATATCTGATCCAAGTGTAGGGTTAAAAACTCTTTCAGTCTTAACCGTTTCCACTAAATTACGAATCGATCTAGCGATAGCGTTCTGATTCATCAAAATAGGTAGATCCTTTGTTACAGGATGTGGTTCAAAGGATAAACTGATATCTTTAAAGTATCTAGATATCCTAGTTACTGTCATCTGTAGAAAAAAATCTCTTTATTTATTTATGTTCATTTCCACGATGAACCATATGTTGGTTCCGTACCATAATCCCAATCATCATAATCTTCATCATTTCTGATTTTTTCATGCAATTCAACTTGTTTTCTGAAATCATGTTTTGGTGCAGAGTCGTGCATGATTTCTTGAATGACTCTTTTTTGTGGAGAATTTTCGTAATCGGTGACTAATCTTGTAGTTCCCCACATTTGATACATGTAATCTTTGTCTCTATCGACTGGTGAATTAGACATAGTAGCTTCCTGTTTTAATGTATAAAACAGAACTTTTATAAAGGAGGTTGCTATCTCCTTACTACTATTTAACGATCGACTTCACGAAGAGTGTATACATAAGAGTTTAAGTATTTTAGAATTTCTAAAGCGATTAATTTGGGATTTCCTTCACCACAAGTGTATACATCGACTGCTAAACACCCATTTTCTGGCCAAGTATGGCAAGAAACATGACTTTCTGACAGTGCTATAACGACTGTACAACCTTGTGGAATGAAACAATGTGAAAAAGTATTCAGAATGGTCATTCCTGCCCGTTCAATGCCTTTTATCATGACGTTCTGTAGAGATTCTACGTCATTGATAAGGTCAAAATCTACGTCATACACCTCTAAGAGCAGGTGTTTGCCCATTGAAAATCTTTCCAAGTCAGTTTTCTGAAAAATTTATTTATTGTATATAGAAACCCTTGCGAAAATACTCACTATCCTTTATAAATTTCATATTTTCAACCTTTTCATTGTCCCAAACAGGTATCGCTACTGAATTTCCATAACGAAAATCGGGATTTCTTCGAAAATGAACCTCAATCAGGTGTCCATTGATAAATTCACAGTTAATCCACTCATAAGTACCCTTCAAGTTCTTCAAAATTTCAGGAAATTCCACTTTTTTATCAATTTTCTCCCATTTTTTCCACTTATAATAGGGATCATCATCACTTTTTGTGCCAAGAACGACCAATTCCGACTCTTCATATCTATAATCAACACTTAAGTGCTCTCCTTTGAAGATTTCACACCAAAATTCAGCAGGGTGTATGTGATCAGTGTACTGTTCAATCCATTCTTGACGAGCAAAACGCCCCATTCCAAGTAAATTAAACGAAGGACGGACAATATAAAAGTCGGGTCTTGGAACAGTGGTGCCAACAGGACCACATGTATAACCCAAAACCCGACTTAGAAATAGTTTATTATAAACCCAGAGGTCTGATGGATGTATTTGATTCCATTCATCATTACCGTCTAGGTGATAAGTCATCCTTTACCTTGTCCTCTATACTTCTTACGTGCCCCATTACGAGAAGACGCAGAATACTTAGTTCCCATTCCATTACCTTGACGAGACTTCTTAGGAGGACCCGCAATATAAGAGCTGTTTTTGTTCAGACCGCCTTTTGCTTTTGTTGCCATAAATTATTCTCCACTAAAATTTCAGTTTCAAGATCTTCAGGTGCTGGAGAACCCGTCTGATAATACTCAATCGACAGATCCTCCATTGTATTGAAATATTCTTCTTCTGTAAGTGATGTGTAGATTCTTCTACCTTTACAGAGAATATTATACCGTTGGTTAGACATCAGATAATTCTTGACTTTTCGTGACCAACGCGAATGCGAGGATCACACCAAATTTCAAAACCTGCTGTCTTTGCATCCAAACAGAATGATACGTCTTCTCCACACATATCTTGTACTTCGCCAGATTCAAAGACTTGCATCTTTGGAGCGAACCAAGGATACTTCATTTCCGAGTGTTCAAAAACGCCATTCTTAATCAGAACCCAACCAAATCCAGTGTAATCAACAGTAAATGGTTTGCGGCGCTTTGAGATGCTTTCAACGGTTTCATGATTCATCACACCACCATTGCCACGGAAATCATCTTCATCCAACCAATGAGCAACAGATGTCGTGTGCCCATCTTCAGTTGCATACCAACCTGCAGCAATTTGTTTGTCCATCAGAACCAGTTGCCAAAACTTTTCAGTATTGAAAACGATGTCAGAATCAATCCAAAGTTGCCAATCATAATTAAGTTTGCCATCCCAAGGAATTTGATCTGGTCCTCGCAGTACATTCGCTCCTAAACACTTGCATCTTGCAAAGTTTACCATTGATGAATAATCTTGCGAGATCTGGATGCTTGCTCCTGATTGTACTAAGTCAAAACAGAGTTGTACAAAATTCTTCAGATAGGTATAGGAGACTCCTCTACCGGGAAGACAGAATACAATTGACTTTCCTCTAACCATTTCTTTTGCCGCAGCATAATCCCATTCGGGGACTTGTGATGCTACTGGTGCATTTGCTTTTACAGTAAATCCTTTAGCCATAAGATAAAACGTTTACCTCATCATCATACTCTACTATGTATCTTCTGTCAATCGTCCTTCTTTTCGGTCAGAATCAAGTCAGAACCCTCCAAGTTAAACAAGATTTCTGTGTCTTCATACCATGAAAGTTCGTTGACAATCCATTCGGGTATTGTAAGGTAATACTCTCCCGTAATTGCATCGACTTGTAGTGACTGAAAATTTTCTCCGGAATTTTTTTTCATCAAACTTATAATTTTACTTATTTTATTTTTATATAGGGCGGAATTTTTTTATTTTGAATCTTATATTTCTCTCGCTTCCGTAACACTTTGTAGGTTAGGGTAGTGTTGGGTTTTTATATCGCATCCCCCCGATCCGCCCATAAGGGGCGCTTAACTGTCAAATACGAACGCATAAAGTATCCTCATCAGTCGCAGATAGGGCGGCAGACTATAAAGAACTGCCGCCCACGAACGACTAACTTAAGCGCGCAATCCTAACGCCAGAGATACAACGTAGGACATTAAAGTGACCTCCACGCCATAATCGAACTCACCCGATTCTGAAGGATAAAAAGTAACGTACCACCCGCCAGTTCCTGTAATCGTAGGTACGTCACCTTTAGACTCACAATCCGCAGCGTAATCCGCTGCGATTCTCTGAATGTAGGACGCCTTACTTTCAGCGTTAGGTGATCCTAAGCGGTTGATTTGCATCAAAACTTTAACAGTATCCTCCAGACCAGAGTATTGCCAATCGATGCGGATTTGCTGTGACAGAGTAGCGGACATGATGAGAATTGCAGTGGTGAAAGTGTGAAGTAAGGGGTGAGAATGTCACCCCTAAAGTGTAATTAACCTACGAATGTTTCAAGTACGATGCTGTTGTAGCGGTTACAGATAGCGTCGTCCGCATCATAATCGGGTTCCGATTCTGGTGAGAATGCAATCTGAACCGCCATGCAATCGCAAGCGAGAACACCATAATCACGCGCATCATGACAGCGAGTGAAATAGGAATCTACATCATCAGGTACAGTAAACAAATAACGCTCACCTAAATCTAATAGAAACTGACGGATAATGGCGTCTTCGTTATCATCAATCCCTGTGAAATCCTCATTCACAAGGGCACAGATCCAATGGGAAGGGATCACGTAAGGTTGCAGATCAAGTGCGGTCATTGAACTTTAGTGGTGAAAAGTGGAAAGAATAGGGGTGAGATTGTCACCCCTAGAGTGTAGATCAGGCGTCTAAGTAGTTGGCGATTGAATCGCCGTGACCCCAATCGTCGTCGCCGTATATATCAAGACCGTTATCTATCAGGGCGTCGATTATCTCATCAGGATGCAGATCTGCAGACTCTTTAGCATCTTCGAGCGTGATCTCTAAGATCTCTAGGATCTCATCGATCGTGATTTCGAGTTGATTAGCAACAGCGGTGAAGTTCTTCATGGCGAAAAGTTAGGTAAAGGTGGAAAGAATAGGGAGGCGATTGTGCCTCCCTAAATGTAACTTAGCGGTCGGTTTTGCGGACCGTGAGAGAGTATTCTCCGACCGATTCCTCACACTTACCGTCAGAGATTCCAGTCTCTTTAAGTAAGGTGATCTGTGCAGTTAGCGCCCGATCTGTAACCTTAACCGTGCGCTTCCCTTTGTTGACTGTAACTGAACCCCAGCAAGTTTTAACCGTTTGAGGTTCGCCAATGAGCGAAATCAGTTGCGATTTGAGAGAATCAACGCGCTGTTTAGCAGCAGCGGCGTCACTCATTGCCTGCAGTAGTTCGGGCATGAGAGTTTCAACTTGACCGACCAGAATAGACATTTAGTGTCTCCGATTGTGGGTTAAAGTGTAAACAAACGAAACCTGGAAACTATAAAGAATAGAGAATCGGTGCCCGTGGGATCCCGCCCGACACGCGACACGCGGTGCGCCTTGCGCTCCGCCCGATCCGTTCTTCAGTTGTCTAGGTTCGCTCCGCAACTATAAAGGCACGGCACCGATCCCACAAGAGGCAAACGGTAGCAACGGATACAAAAAAGCAGATCCGATTGATCAGCGATGCTGATCAGTCAGACCTTGACGGATCCGCTGCTGGTGTGGTTGGAATCG